TATATTCAAACAAGTAAGTTTCCTCCTTACATGAATTTAGGTAAGGATAGATACGTGCGTAAATATGGACAGAAAGCAGCTGACATTTTATCTTACACAACTTTATTGAACACTATTGTTCCTTCAGCAGATCTTAATACTTTTAATAGAATACTTAGAGGTAAAATAGAAAGAGACTATTTGACAACAAAACCAAACGTAGAACAAAAGAAGAAAGAGCAAAATCCTATAGTGAGAAAGCCGAAACAAGAAGCCGATAAGGTTTTAAGAAGGCGAAAATTAGATGACGCAATTAAAAAATCTCTAATTAATAATTAATTCTTTAATTATTTTAACGACTTCTGCGCAATCTTTTTGGTTTCTAGGCATAAAAAGGTCAGATTTTATGTTTTTCTCTATTAAATACCTCTTAAAAAGCTTCCAGCGTATAGGAAACGATTCGTTTGGATTACCTTTGCATTCAATAATGAACCTAGGGGGGTCCTGAATATCTAAAAAATCTGGCGTATATTTGATCGGCAATACATTCTTGTTGCCCCTATCATGCAAGTATTTCTTTACACGAGTTTTCTCGTAGCTTGCGTTTGTAAAACTAAACCCATCAACTAATGAAAATGTTTTCCCTTCGTAATTTACAGGTATTTTTTCTTTACACAATAATTTGTACATGTATGCTTCTAATTTTGAGGCAAATTGCACACCTTTATATTTTACTTTCTGCGACCGAGTTATTTGTCGATTTTTTAATTTCTTCCGTCTCATAATTTTACTCTTTTGTATGGGGATTTATCCTCATCCATCCATTGATTGCAGGTGTCCGCAACTGTTTTGTAATAAATATCAGGGTTTGTGTTAGTTTTTCTATGATCAACAACGCACATTTGAGGTCTATTGTTATATATTCTACATTTATTATCCTTTAACAAATGCTGACATCTGCCTGTTGAATCGGCTTTCAATCCATTTTTACGTAATATTTCTTTGGGGACTATATTGAGTCTTCTACAACAAGCTCCGCAAGATGTGCAAGGAAATTTATTCATCAAGATCTACTACATACATGAGATCGTTAAATCCAATGTCTTTGAATAGTAACTCCGCTTCTTTTTCTGTTTTAGCGAATACACATTCATTTTCTACAACTTGTTCCACTCCTGCTGTAGTTTTGATCTCACCTGTACAAGGTACATATTTTTTATAATTACCTATGTTGTTCCAGTATAAAACTTCACGAAGTTCTTGATAAAAGTTAAAAGAATGAAAAAAATAATCTATAACCTCTTGTTCTGTAAAATTATATTCAAGACACATATGTTTTACTCTTGAAGATTTATATAGTTTGAAAAAAACTTCTTCTGGTTTATTGCTTAAAAAAACATACATATGATTATTTTCAAGAAGACTATAATATTTCTTTTCTTCAAGAAATGATATTATCATAATCTCTTGTTCTAAAGTTGGGGGTACACTATAAAATATCTTATCATTGAACATAAAGCTAAATTACAAAAAAACACCTGGCAATATTTTACCAGGCGTTCTTCCATAATCAGACTCTAAAACAATGATTAAAAATCATCGATACCAAATTAATGAAAATCCAAAGACAAAACAAAATATTTGAATCATATGTTGCTCTTCCTCATCTTTTGGTTCTTCCATCCAATCAGGCCATTGATCCATAGAACTATTCCAATAGTTAATTCCTATTGTTAATCCATATAAAGGGAAAAATACAACTTCAAACATAATTAAAATAAATGTGTTATTCTAGCTAATTGTCCATGCTCTTTCGAGTGAATAAATCCTTCAACTGCTTTAGGTGCATGTTGATAGCCATTTCTATGGTGCCATGAGTCAGTTCCAGAAGGTGATCGCAAAGCCTCAACAGTAACGCCAATAAAATCTTTAGCCATTTTATGATGTATGTGATGTATGTAAACGTATCTGTTTTTAGATTGTGCCCATTGCTCTTTTGCTTCTTGTGCCATAAGTAAAGGTAAATCCTGTGTTTTCGCACCATCACCATGAGTGGTACCGATAAGATTATTGTGATATTGATAATATTTTCTATGTGCAATACTAACATCAAAACTTACATTCTGGCATTTTTTATACCATGAACTTATAGAGTCAGCCAAAAAAAATCCACTTTGATAGTCGTGGTTAGAAGGATTAAAGGTAAAATGAACATCTGCAACCTTCATAAGCTGATCAACAACATCAATATACAACCTTTTTGCTAATAAAAAGTTATCATACCACATTCCATCTGTATCTTGAGGCGTTCCTGCTGACGTTGTTCTTCTAGGTGTGTCTATATGCATAATGTCATTACCAGCTATAAATAATATTTTGTCAATATTAAATCCAGCTGCTTTATCTAGTATACCCTGAACGCCATCTTTTACTCTTTGAACTGCGATCTGACTATTATAATCTTCTCCTGTTTCAAAGCTTTTCGCTAATTTGCCAATATGCACATCAGCAGGATCAATAACAAGTAAGCAAGCATCAGGATAGTTGTTTCTGACAATCGGTTCATAATTAAAAGTGTGGTTTTTTACATCTTCTATGTGTTCTTTTAACATTTCCTCAAATGTTGGTCCAGAGGATCCTGGCTTAAAATTTATACTCCAATGTTCTCCTTTGTACCAAGCGTGCCGAACATCGTTCGGATCAATGCCAACAGTTTCGCATTCTTCTGCTAATGCAGGGTTTTCCTTTTTTATAGCGTTCCTGTTTAGCCATGATGATAGTGAACGTCTGAGCTTTTCGACTGGCATGTCAAGCTTATATTTCTCAATCATCATTTTAGCAAGCAAAGTTTTATTAGTAAACCCCGCTTCATAGTGATCAAGGGCATACTTCCTTTGCTCTTCATTCATTGTTGTCATGCAAATGTCTTCTTAACTCCTGTAGCCTATAAATAAACTTGTTGATATTATTTTTCGCTGTATCGTGTGACTGATCTAAACAATCTTCATAAATCTCATCAAGAAGCGGAGAGAGTTCTTTATTGAAATAATAATTCAAAAAATCAGCCGACTTTCTCATTATACAACTAATTCTTTTTCCATCATGTGTGCTTCAAGAATATAACCATCTAAAGGACTGATTTGAGCTATTGCTCTATATATCTTTCTGCTTTTTTTCTTATTTTCAGAAACTTCTTTTTTTGTTGAATCAATACCAATTCCCATATATAGCTCGTGGTCTATCCGAAGTAATTCATCAACTTTTTTTTCGACGCTCCAAGTTTTATATCCGATTATTTTTTTTATTTTGTTTTCTAGATCCATTGTTTTAGAATTTTTGTTAAATCAGGTTTAAAATAATTTTTACCTTTTAATACTTTGCCATCATCTCGCCTCAAAGCTTTCCCATTTTCTAGCTTACTCATGTTTGATTCATGAACTTCTTGAAAAAGATTTTCGAATACATTTTCTAATCCGTGAGCAATGATGATTCCAGACAAAATATATTGCATGTCAACAATTGCGTCTGATATTTCGACTAGATTATTGTTTTTACATGCCTCAATATATTCAGAAAGTTCTTCGGTCATTAGCTTGGCTTTGAGAGTCCAATCTTCTTCCTGAAGAACTTCTGGTTGTTTATTGGCTTTTACGCCAAACGATTTATTAAATTGTTTTACCAATTCTATGGTGCTTTTGATTTGCATAAGTACCTAATTCTTAAAATCATACGGCATTAAGTTACGAATTATTTTTTAATCTATTATAAATGTCTAAATATAAGATCCATATAGCTTTTTCTGCTTCCTTCTGTTTTTTATAAAGAACCTTACCTGTTTTGACTATACCTTTATAATCTAACTCAACCATGAATTCTTTCCCAAACCTTACTATATAGGCCTTTATGTCGTTTTCAAAACAATAACTTGTTGCCTCATACATTTCTTTTGATGGAGCAAAGTATTTAATGTTTTTAGAAAATAGAGTCTTGGATTTCATTTAATTCTTTATCAATTAATACAGTTTGTTTAATCTTATTTGATTTATTTTTTAACCAATTGCTATTATCCCACTGTGGTATTTCTTCTTTGATGCTATCATACCTGCCATTGTTAACATTCCACACAAAGTTACAATGAGCATCATTTGTTCCTAAATTCGCAAACTTTACTTTTAAAACTTTTATGGTTACTAAATTATTTTGCAGTCCATCTTCGGTCCTATCCCTATGAACCAATATTCCATGAGGACTCATGTCATAAAATTCCCCTCCACCTTTTACATCATAGAATGTTGGTGGTTGTAACTTACCATCTATCTTTTCAGGTTTGGTCGGGTGAGCAACCAATATTACTAATATGTCGTGTTTTTTACAAAAGCTGTCAATCTTATTTAGATATTCATTTGTATAGTCATTTATGCTTAAGTTTTTACCATCTTTATATCTGACTTTATTGTATGGGTCAATCACAAGGCATCGTATCCCTTTTCTTTTAACAAGCTCTTCCCCTTTTTTTAAAACTTTGTCTAAATCGTAACCATCTTCATAATTTATATGAAAAAAATTATTACTTACATATTCTACAGTATTTGACCATTCTGTTTTTTTAACTTGTGTTTCATCAGGTTTGTTTCCATAAAACTTTCTAACTATTTTATCAACATGAAGATAAGCTGGAAAGTTCTCCGTTGAAGCGTATGCGACTTTCCATCCGTGTAACATATTATAACCAACACACATTTGATCAACAAAATCAGATTTACCAGAAGATGGAAATCCTGTAACAACAATAAATTGTTTTGTGTAAGTGGTAAATATACTATCAAACTCTTTTAGTCCAACACCAAAACCTTTCTGATGTCCATTCAAATAAAAATTTTCTAAATCGTTTGCAACATCTTTAGCTGTGACTACGTTTTCTAATGGACATTGAGGAGCCATAACGATTGCTTCTCTCAAAGATTCTTTCCCATATTTTAATAAATATTCGTTTGCATCCTTACAATCTTTTAAATTCACAAGATAACATATCTCAGCTCCAAACCTCCTGATTAGTTCAGCCTGTCCTTTTCGCCCTGCTTCGTCATTATCAACGCAGAGATATATCTTTTTTTTATTTTCAAAGAACTCATAGTAGTCAGATAAAAAATCAAGATTTATATTTCCTTGAGAAGTAAAGCCATTTGGAACACTGATGCAATGTTTTATTCCAGACTCTATTACAGAAGCTACATCCATTTCGCCTTCAACAATAACCACTTGTTCTGTAAATCTTATCGAATCTAAATTGTAAAATATTTTCTCAGCATCTTTAACCATTTTAAAATTTTTCTGCCCATCTCTAAATTTTGTGTTTATTATTTGAGAATCTAAATAATAATTAAATTGAATTGTGTGACATTCTTGCTTTGTTTGTGGCATCCACTCTAATCCATCACTAATTCTTAAATATCTTATGGTATCAATAGATATGCCCCTGCTTTTAAACCAAGCTATTACTTTTTCATTTGGATCGTTAAATTCTTTTGGCTGAGGTCTGATGTATGTTTTAGTTTGATTTTTTTTTTCATATTCGTGCATTTGCATAACGCTTCCACAATGTTGACAGGTAGCAAGAGCTCTTTCCCAGTCAAGCATAACACACTTGTCATTCTTTTTCTTTCTGGTATGAGAACACAAAGGACATTTGTCTGTTTTAGCATCCTGTTTGAATCCATATTGATTATACGTTTTTATTGTAAACCCGTTTATTTCGTTCATTGTTTTATAATCTTTATTAGTTTGAAATTGAAACCATCCACATCATAAGTTTTTTTTGCACGTTCATATTGTTCTTTTGTACCAGTTAATAAAGCCTGACCGTTCCACTGAAATTGGTATATGTCTTGGCTTTTTACTTCATGTTCTTTTACCTTTTGATAACGAAGCCAATTTGTAAAATGCGTCTTGAATTCTTTGAAACTTGGCTTACGATCATCTGATGACTCAATATGTTTTAAAAATCTTTCGAGCATAAACTTCATTTGCCCTACTGTAATTTTATTATGCATGCATAGCATTTCCTGCCATGCAATATCTTTTAAAGCCATTCGTAAAAACATTTTATTGTTGTTCTCATGCTTGACTAAAAAATCTGTAGCTATAATATCTGCTTGATAGTTTTCATAATTTAATAGAGTGATTTTTGTAAATCGTTTTGATTTTACTGTGTCAATCTCTCCGGTCTGACTTAATTTTGTTAAGGAAGTTCTGATTTGTGAAACAGTCATACCAAGATCTTCAGCCAACTTTCTGTAAGAAGTCATAACCTCTCCCCTTGTGACTAATGCGTCATTTTGTAAGCATTTATCTTGGCATGCTGTTATTAATAAATGAAAAAATACTGATTTAGTTAATGGCTCCTTGTACCACCTCCATTTCAAGATTTTCGAATGTATCTTGATTGGATGTTTCGTTGTTTCTTTTTTCATTTAAAGTTTTGATTAAAAAGTCCACCTCTTCTGAATCATTTCTCTCACACAAATTATAAGTTAAATGTGCGAGCATTTCATGATAATGTAAAGTAGGGTTGTATGAATCTAATTGTGTACTATCCATATTTTTTATAAGATCTGAAATTTCTTTATCAGCTTTTTCCATATGTGAATCGTACATTTTATCTACATCTCTTCTTCCATCTATCAATCTTACCGCATGTA